GCCGCCTTGTTGTTCTTATCGACGGTTTCAGGAACGGTGTGGTCGTACATATTGAACCTGGCGATGTCAGCGCATATTTTAATTAGCACGCTAGGTACAACATTAAGGGGCAGGGTGTAGCGCCCACCCAAATAGCCATCAATCAAGTCACTGGCATCTTCTATGGCTGCACTTACTGCTTGCTCGTCGATAAAGCCGTTATTGTCGCGGTCAGTAAGACGTAACAGTTCATCGGCTCCATACCGGTCAATTAAGTTGTCAGTAGTGCAATACGCCATAGTGATGCTCCGACTAGCGCTAATTAGGCGCTAGCACCTGTGTCGTTGGTTGTGCTGGCTTTACCCGTTGCTTTCGTTCCCGTCGACTTGGTAGGTTCGGTTTGCGAGGCAGTCTTTTTTTCTTTCGTCTTTTCTTCAGCGGCGGAAGCGGTGAGCGCGGCAGAGATAAGTGAGGTATCAACGCCTTCTGGGATGGCATCGGACTGCACTTCGCGGACAGACAGCTTTTTCTCTTTGTGAATGTCGTTAAGTTGTTCTTCTGTAAAGTAACCTTCAGGGAAGGCTTTTCCGGCGTCAGTAAAGGTTGTGCCGGCACGACGAAAGGAAGGCACACTTGCGGTAATAATTAATGAGACAATAGCGAGTTTTGACATAACGTTTCTCCAAAACAACTGGCCTTTATTTAAAAGCCAGTTGTAGTAGTTGTAGTGATTGTTAAGGTTCTAGGAAATTAAGCTTGAAGGTAATCGGGGTTTAGTACCGTAAACTTGCCTTTGAGCTCGTTACTTACCGTCACACCGCCATCATCAATTTGTTCCCGCTCGTTAATCTTGGTAGCGTGTTCGTGCAGTGAGGATGGTACGACTAGCGTTAACCCGTTCTTACCTAAACCTAACGGACGGCCACCGTCTGCTTTAAAGCTGCGGAACTTGTTGATGGCTTCCCAAAGGGTTGCTGGAGTCAGTTCTTTCTTAACCCCGATAGCCATTTGCCAGAAGCCGTAGCCCACATTGCAGCGACAATCTACGCCATAGCGGAAAACCTTATTCATGAATACTTGTTCATCGTTAGGGTTATCCATAGCGACAAATTGCATACCTTTGCGCTCTTGGAAGATAAGTGGTTTTAAGCTTCGCGATGTGTCTAACAGATACCAGGCATCACCTGTGTAACCAGGATCAATGATTGCGTTAGAAAACGAGATATCTGTACCACTGCCATCTACTTCAGAATTCACTGGGTGGTCGGTGTCAAAGAAGTACTGCCCGTCGTAACAGGTAGACGTGAAGCCAGCACCTAGTAAAGGAAATATCAGTTCGTCTGGGAATACTGATGAGGCGTAACCCATTTCGTCCATCATGGGCGAATAAACGCCTAAGTTGTCATCTTCGATATCGTCTCTGTCAACCGCCACAGTTGATTCAAAGGCCTTATTGGTGATGGTGTAACCGTGCTCTTTAAGTGATTTAAGCTGACGCTCGCCAATCCATTCACGGAAGCCCGGCCATTGCCCTAACCAGCCGTAGGTGTTCGATTTGGTTGAGGATGGAACGATGGTGGCCACGGCATTGTACATCGGCATGCCACGGGTTTTACCGTCTTCGAAGTTTTTACGAAACCCAGTGCGGATTGCGTTTAATACAGGTGAGGTAATAATAGCCATGTGCTTTATTTCTCCAAATTAAGTGTGTGGTTAGGCGTAGAGCTAGTCTTTCTTAAGCTCGGTGGCGTAGTCCTCGTGGGAAATGCCCAGTTGGTCTGCTACAAGCTTTTGGTCAGCGGTAAGGGCCGCAACGGCGTTTTGGTCTTCACCGTCTGGTTTCTTTTCTTTGGTTTGTTTACCACCAAAGGCTTCCACGCTTGCGCGGCCATCAAGCTGTGCTTTAAGCGCTGCCATGCTACTTTTGCCCAAGCTACGTAAGTAAGGCAGCTCCGCTTGCGCCACGAACTTGCCGTCTTTTTGGGCCTGCTCAATAAGCTGGTCGACAGTTACCGCACTGTGGTTTGCCGATAACGCCGCCAGTTCTGCTACCACACCGTTATAGGTGGCAATAGGCACGTACTCGGCTGGGTTAACGCCTTCTTTGGCTTGCTCAACTTTTGCCGTAAGCGCGGCAATTTGTTGGTCGCTTTCTGCTGCGCCGTCTAACTTGGACTTAATTTCGTCAAGCTTGGCTTTCACGCCTGGCTTAGTTAACTGTGCATGTAATGCAGCAGCATCGATGTCGGTAGACGGGGTAGTGATACCCAGCAGGTTAAATAGCAGGGCTAATGCTTCGTTCATGGGCGTAGGCTCCGATGGTTGGTTATTAACGTTTGCATGAAGGGCGGCAGCTTGACTCATGCCCTTTACTGCTGGGTCATTAGTGAGAGCGGCGCTGTGAAGGTCTAACACTTCACCTGTGTGTTTGTTGTAAATGACGACGGGAGAGTAGTATTTGTACTCACCGTCTTTGATGTGCTTTCGCGCGGTGGGCGTGAAATTAAGCTGAGCAAATAAGCCTTTGTCTTCTCGCCATTCGAATTTATTACCCCATGCACTGGCAGGGGCTTTAGAACCGTTCTCTTTGGCAAGTAGGGTTTGGTGGTCGTAGTCGACAAGCAGCTGCTCGCCCGCATCAGCTCGCGCATTTAATTTCGCGGCGAGGGCTTCGCCTTTGGCATTATCGATGCGCCACTTATTACCAGGCACTTCAGTAGGGCGGCCATCATAGGCAGCGAAGTCAGCTCCCGGGAGTATTTGTTGCCAGGGCTGTTCTATATCAATTGAAAAGGTACAGGCAGCAACGCCAAGTGGAGACTCAGCGTTGTTCGACTGGTTCGAAAGGGCAGCAAAGGACACGGCTGCTGCTAGCGTTGTCGCTACATGGCGGCCTCCAAGTACTGAAGATGTAAGTGTGGTTAGTTGTTTTTTCATAGCCCGACCAGTATGTCGGGCTATAGGGAAGGAGGGGGATTAGTCTAGGTTTAGGATATGTTGTGCTTTCACAATCGTTGAAATTGACTGGTGGATTAGCGCATTCAATGTACTATTTATTTGCATGGAGTCTGATTCTATTCCCAGCGAATCTATATCATTATGCAATTCTTGAAGGGTTTCATTAAATTTTTCAAATTGCTTCAGATAAAGCAGGTTGTTTACTCCCAGCCGCTGATATTCTTCTGCAAACGTGTAAACTTCGTGAGCTAGCTGCACTGAATGATTCAAAGCCAGCTTCAATTTGTCTAAAAAAAAGTTTCCATCCGCGCTATACAGGGCAATTTGGATTTTTTCCCCCTCTTCTTTTAGTTTTCTCAAGCTTATTTCAACCATAGGCTTCCCAACTAATTGAGCTTCAGTACGTTGAGTAACTGTTAGTGCAGCTCCGTCTTTAGACAAGGATACGAAGTTATAATTTAGCGAGTTATTAAAGTTCTGAATTGCCTTGCTGTATTTTTCATATGTTTTTTCATAAATATCTACAGCTCGGCTATGTTTCATGTTTTCTTCATGAATCTCAGCGGTTGCTCTTAGTTCTTTTGCTGTTGCATTCAATTCACTTCGCTGAAGTCTTAACTGTCGAAGTAAGAGTAAGATAGTTAAGAAAGTCAGCATTGGGTTTAAGATGCCACCGAAAAAATCGCCAAATGCCCCAAAGTCACTTTGATCACCAAAGTCACCGTGAAAATTTCCAAAGTAGGTTGCCAACATCAGTATGGCGATGGGTATCGCAACATATGGGAAATACTTGATGATTTTGTCTAATGTGGTGTTTTCGTCTTCGACAAGGTGCTTCCCTTCGCTCATTGCTGTTTAAATCCTTTCAGAAGTGTTTAAATTTTTTTATTGGTAACTTTGCTCGTCTAAACGGCGAAGTCCTCTTAGGATGGCTTCTATCGCGTTTTTATGCAATAGCATCTTTTAGGTGGTCTTGCAGTAATTCTATGATTTTATCCTCGTCGCTCCACGGCCCAGTTGTGAGACCTAAGAATGGTCGGGCAGGTATGCCGTCTTCTTCTCTACCGAATTGGTGCGTGGCGGCATATTCTTGGTTGCTTCCGAATGTGAGTACTCTTCCGGTTATTTGATAGGCTAACAAATCACGCATGGTACCGGATTGCTGCAGTATCCTATCTTCGCCATCTTTTCGTGCTAACGTCTCTGGCGCTAGCGGTTCCCATTGCTCCCCGTTGGGCGCTAGCTCAAGCTTAAAACGCTCTTGGGTTGCTTTTATCAGATAGTCGCCGATTTCCGCGAACGCTGGCTCTAAGTCAGTTCCTGCCCTGGCAATGCGAGAAAGCAACGCATTTATCTCACCACTGCCATAAGCACGAACCGTAATGAAGCTGCCAGCCATAATTAGTCAGCCTGCAGCACTAGGTTAGAAAGAAGATCACCAAACATGGCTTTTTCATGTTCAGGGGCTTTTTTCATTAGCGCTTCAATACGCGCTTGCTTTTCTGCAGTTGGTACCGACGATTGAAGCACTTGCTGTGCGTCACGCAGCTGCTCGCTTTCTTCTTTATGGCCATCGTTAATTTTATCGAAAATACTCATTACAGTAGTTCCCCCATTAGTTCGTCGAAGTATGCGACTATCGCTGGATAGTGCGTTTCAAGCATGGCGCGATTAAGCGCCCATGCGGCAAAGTGCTCGGCATGCCATTCCATGGTGTCTTGCATACTGTAAGTGGTAATACTCTCATTTAAGCCAGGTGTAGGAATATCCATGCGCATGGCCTGAAATTGAACTTGGTGTCCCATTTCATGAAGCCATGTGATTATTGCGCCACCATGATCACCACTGTCTGTATAGTGCCTTACTATATGCGACAGTGACCATTGCCGTTTGCCAGCCTGTAAAGCGAGTATTGCCGCCTCTACCGCATTGGTTAAGTCGGTAATGTCGGCAATTTTATTTAAGTTTACACCTGTTTTGGCTTTTACGACGACGTGTTTCCAAGCAAGTGCTGTGTAACCATTTGCACGTCGTGCGGTGTTACTGGGTACAGGCCAATGGCCATTGGCTTTTGATATTGGGACATTTAAATAACTGGTAATGTCCTCTTCCAACTCTTTGGCTTTCTTGCTTCCACGCACCATTTCGGTAGGTTTCAGAAACAAGGTTTTCATACCGTAGGTGGTAATAAAATCGGTCACTTGACGCATTTGTGGTTGCGCTTGACTCAATTCTGAAATGACCTTGTTTAGCCCATGAATGGTTACATTCTTATTGGTTGAGTAAGCGCTAGGTACCGCACG